GTCTGGGCCTGTAACAGTAATCACTGCTGCATTATTACCATTGATGTACTTGTAGATCCCACTCCCAGAAGGGATATATACTGAGTCACGCCACCTTACGGTGCCCTTGCCATTCTCTGGGTGGGTAGGGAAGTCCATCTGCGTATCTTCCCACATGGCATTGTCGGAATTATGGGCATATAAACCCCTGGTGGTGGCAGCATAGATGATAGGTGCTCCCATAGCATTACGGGCTACAAACAGGGCAGTTACGGAGCCGTCAGGCAAGGGAATAACTGCATCATTTACATCTGTGCCTATCGTCGTGGCGTACCAGAGCTGTCCGACATTGGATATACCCCACAAACGCTCGTCCCATGTGGTCACAAACTTTGTGTCCGTAGTATCGGTGGTCCAGCTAGACCCATCTGATGAGTAGGTATACCCACTCCCATTTACATCGTAGTGGGCGAAGACCAAGTAGGTTGTACCCCCGCTGTCCGTGAATACCACGGAGTCCGTAACCTGATCTGTGGCACTCTGGGTCAGGGCAGACCCCCAGCTATCGCTGGTGTTGTTGTACTTGAATAGCTTTGGTGACTCAGATGTAGAGCCATTCCAGAAGGCGTACACCTCAGAGGCAAGTGTATCGAGCGCACCCGCCGTGGCATCGGTCAGGCTGTGGGAAGGGGTGGTACTCTCAGTTGCAAGGCCGGGAAGCACCAGGTGGTTCTTGTATCGAAGCTGACAGGTACTGTACCACGCCCTGTTGACCTCTCCAGCCCCCTCCATGCGGTTAATCCCAATCCCACCCCGCCAGTCAGCCCACGCAATGATGGAGGAGCGGAGCTGTGAGTCCTTTGTGGTGTCTCCTATCACTACCTTGGCAGGGTAGATAGAGGCCAGAGTGCTACGAATAGGCCGGGTAATGGGGTAATAGACCCCATTCAGAGAGATCTCATTGGTTTCTACAACTACTGCTGGCATTATTCAACGTGCCTCGCATTCACAAGCATGGGCATAGCGTGTCTGGCGCGTTCCGCCTGTGCAGACCAGTAGGCACTAAGCTGCCTCTTTGCATCAGGATCGGTAGCAGGTCCGCCTGATGTGGATATCAATGCAAGGTTGGTGGCATTGGCTACTATGAAGTTCTCATCTACTTCCGTAGCCGTAGAGTCACTGGTGAGGAGAGCTGGCTTATCGCCCCCGACCAGCTTGATGAGCGAGTACCCCACCGCATCCTGTCCGTCCCTGACAAGTACCAAGTCACGGGCTTCCTTGTCTATCCTCCAGTTGTGCCTTGGCAGCGTTGTCCACTCTGCCGTGTCATGCTCTACCGTAGAGATGTCATCTATCCATACTGTACAGGCCCCAAGGTCTGCATCATACTCCAGACCCACAGAGATAATAGCCGTATCAGTCTCCGGGTTGGCAAGGGCCATCCTCACGAAGGTCCATGTGTCAGCCGATAGAGCAGGGATGCTCAGTGTCTCCAGAGGGCTGGCACACGCAGCCGTGTCATCAAGCAGCAGCTTCAGGTTGCCCGAGCTGGTAGCCACCGTACTCTTGACCCACATCTCAATGTAGTCGTATTTACTGATGTCTTTACTGGTAATGCTATCAGTAACGAAGTCTCCTGCGGATGCACCAGCCGCAATGACCATCTTCAGTGCCTGCGTACCCTGCTTTCTGTCCTGGGTGTCCAGACTCTGCGTAAAATCAGAGTCAGTAGTCTCGTCAAATGTAGCAGCGCAGGCATGGATGCGTGTGCTACTTACCTTGTGCCTATAGTCTACTCTGGAAATTATGGATATGTTTGAGGGGACATCAAAGCGTGCCTGATACCCGTCCCCATGTAATTCCACGTTCTCGATGGGGTCATAAGCCTTCCCAGTCGCACTAATCAGAGACTGGTTTATGAAATCATCTATGGACGTAGGGCTATATGCGCCCTGCCATAGCTCGTAGGTATCCCCGGATGTAGACGATGCGGACAGGGCTGGCATGACAGTAAGCGTAGTCACGTTGCTGGAAATTGCGGAATCAGTAACACGCCTGATTGCCCCGTCATCGTCCCCTGATGTAAGTCTCACCCAGTGTCCGATGTAGTTGTCAGCACCACCCAGCACCAGCGTGTTGTCCACCACAGTCGTAGTAGATCCGTTAGTCGATGCCGACGAGACATAGAGGGCACCAAGGGCATACCCTATGTGTTGCCGTAACTGTTCGCGAGTACGGCCTTGAATGACCGGCATATCTTACCTCATTGGCGGCATGGGGCCGGGCGGCATACCTGCACGCCTCTCACGCCGCATACGGGCTATGTGAAGAGCTAAAGCATACTTGGGATCCTTCAGCTTCTCTGGATTCTGTATCTTAGCCGGGGCTTTGGGGCCACGGTTGCCATTCTGTTGTGATCGACCCGCCATGCCTAGTAGCCCCCCTTCTTCTTTATCGCCGTCTGGCTGGTGGCCTTGGGGCCGCTCTTCTGGCAGGGGGCCGAGGAGCAGCCGCGGCTGGCCTACCCCTAGCAGGAGCTGGCCTTGCTGGACCCCCAGGAGCCGCTCTCCCAGGCCCACCAGGGGGCCTTGGCATAGGGCCGGGTCGCCCCATTGGGCCGGGTCGCCCCATTGGGCTTGGCCTTCTTGGCCCTTGGCCGTTGCTCAGGATACCCTGAATGGCCTCCGGGGCAAGGGATCGCATGACGTTTTCAATGGCTGGCATCATCAGCTTGACTGCCGCAGCAAAAGCCGGGTCCATCCCAGGCCCTCCTGGGCCTCCTGGGCCCCCAGGCCCTCCTGGGCCAGCAGGTGGAGGTGGTGGTGGTCCTAGTTGTCTTGGCGGGGGAGGCCCGCCGGGTGGCATCATTACCATAACTGCACTCCTTCGGGGTTAGTTCAGTACCCAGCCTTCTTCTTCTTAGTCATGGGCTTCCCAGTAGCCTTGGCATACTTCTTGGCTGCTGCCTGCCCCTTCTTCGTGTAAGGGAATTGTCGCTTGCCTACCTTTGGCATAGCTACCCCTCCTTTTTGTTCTTGCCATTCTGAGACTGCTCCAGCTCTTGTGTGAGCCTGGCAATCTCACCCTGCACCTCACCCAGCTTACGCATCAGGGCCCGGTTCTGCACCTGGAGAGCCATCAGTGGGTTCGACTGCATGACAGCTTGGACATCATCAGTGGTGATATCCACCCTAACGTCAGTATTTTCCTGCACCATATTCCTATTCCTCACCTAAAAGTAAATTTTCTTACTTGTACTGGCTATACGCCTCTGGGCATACTTCCGCAGATCGTTCAGAGCCTTGCCTATTTCCTTGCGCTCCTCCGCTGTCGGAGGCCGCTTGTCGTACTTATCCCTGACTTCCTGCATAAACCTCTCAGCAGCATTGCCCATCATGTCCTCGACCTCAGCTTGGCTGGTATCCTTGTCAGCCAATACCTGCACACGCATCTTATGCTCCTTGCCAAACTTATCCGTGGCCTTGAGCATTATGGTATGCGCCACAATGGGACTACCTGTTTCTGCATTGTGCCCCACCGGGGCTACCCCTACTGGGGCAGTCCCCGCAGGAGTCCATAGGTCAGTTGCCATTCCAATTCCTATGCCCAAATATAGGCTAAATGTTGAGGATGACCTCGTGATATTCACCATTGACACCAGCAGCCCTGCCCATATGTCCTATATATTGCAAGGAACCGTCAGCAAGCTCTACCGCTCCGGTGGTGCCATTAGACCTCATTAGGCCCGTCCCAACACCTGGAGTTCCCTGTATCAGGCAAACACCAGGACCCTTGAATTGTAGCCATCCATAGCTACCACTGGCAATGTCATTCATTGTTACCCCAACACAGGCCCCTACAGCAGTTGTGTTTTGTTGAAGAACGCCGGAGGTTGGAGGCTTCGAGAACCCAACTACGTCAGTACCATTTGTTAGTGCAGTTATCAGACCGTCTTCATGGTCAAGCGTAACAGCTACTGCTGTACCCGCTGGATGACTCTTGACCCTGTATCGGAATCCAGCCCCCGCACCACCTCCAGCATTTACAAACATGATTGCATCTGCATACTCATTCAAATCTACAGCAGCACCAAATGTAACAGTAACAGCCGTTGCCCCTGCCGCCGTGGTTGCTACTGCAAGGTCTTCATCTTCAGTGCTAATGTTAGCAGCCGTTTCCATGAGCTGCCCTGCTAAAACAGCTTCGCCGGTGGATGCATATGCATAAAATGTATTAGCAATCTGCATAGTGGTTCCCAGTTTATGCTTCTTAGCAGTAGTTACTACTTGCTCCCATCCCCATTTGCCCGTAATCGTCTGTGGAAATGACATTTCAAACTCCTTTTTCTACAGGCTCAAAGTCCTGCGACCACCGTTGTTAATATATCACTAGGCACGGCAATCTTTACACCTAGCTAGTCTCCTGTTGGAAGTACGGCCCAAGCCTCGGACTCGGCTTTGCCTTGGGTGCCTGAGACGAGTCAGGCGGATTGCTAATGCTCTCCACCATACTCGGTACTTCCTGCTCAGGTCGATCTTTGGCGCACCAGCGGCACGTACACGCCGTGCCGGGCTTCCAGGGGAATAACCCCAGACGCGCCTTCCTGCTCACATAGTCAGGGTTCCCGGGAAGGTTCGCAAGAGCAGTACCCACAGGGCTCACCGCCTCACCATTGGGATTTGTTAGTACCCTATGGCGATACAGCGTGACCTTGGGCTGCCACTCGTCTATGTACTTCCACGAGTAACCCTGACCTACCAATTCCTCTCGCAACGCGGTGCGTTCCTTAGTTGTTATTGCCATCAGATACCCCTATTAGCTGGTTGCTGGTGTGGCTGCGTCCAGGGTAAGAGCTACGCCCTTACTGTCATCAAGCTCGAACACGCCATAGTCTGCCGTGATAACCACCTCGGTGGCCCTCATGGAAGCGTCTCTCTGTCGCTCTGTCCTGGTGTCCACGCTCTTGAGTATGGCGAGGGCAGACTTGTCAGCGCAAACGCCTATAGCGTCATCACTGGAGTCAATGGTGATGTTGCCGTCCTCAAATATCGGCACTCCGTTAATGGGGCGAAGCCCACTGAAGAAGTTGCCGAGCAGGTCAGCGGACCACCCGGCGGGTACTGGATATGTGGACGATGCCGTCACCGCAGTATTGGCAATGTCCCACACCGCGAATGGGTGCTGGACGATGTAGACCTGTGACCCGAACTTATTGCCCTTGGCATACGCCACGGTTGCGGACACGTTTGCAAGACTCATGGCACGACCAGCCGCACCGAAGTCGGTGCTGAAGCCGCTGTAGAGAGCCAGTACGTCCTTGTCCTTCTTGCGTGCCATGCCGTCACCGAGCTGCCTCCCAATGAGGGAGAACACATTCTCCGCACTCTGTCGTGCGAGTTTGTCGGTGATGATGATCTTGGCCCCGACCTCTGCCGCTGTGAGGTCCACCGTGGTCATCCCGATATCCTCCTCGTCAATGATGTCCTGACCATCAACGAGGTCACTCATCGTCATCTGCCCCACCTTGGGGACAGTGACCTGCTTGGAACCCTTGGGCAATGTGAATTGCTCAATCAGGTTCATCGCTGGAGCGGTATGCTCCTCTGTGTATCGGGCAGTCGAGATTATGATACGTTGAGCATTCTCAAGATTACCCGTAGTTGCTGTCTGTGCCATTACGCACCTCCTAAATTATCTTCACGACATCTTGCGCCTGACGGCAGCGGTTGCTACCTCAGACCTGTCACCGTCAATGTACGCCTGTAATAGCCGTGCATCATTGGATGTTGCCTCCGCCGCGCCTTGACTGTTGTCGAAGGTCTGGGGTGGCACTGTTCCCTGTTTTAACCGCGCATTCTCGGCCCGTAAGGCCCTGTCATTCTTCATGCGCTTTGCCTCTTTCTCCATCGCAGCCGGTGTTTCCGTCTGCTGGAGAGCCCTCAGGTCCGCTATCATCTGTTTGTTAGCCAGACCATGCTTCTCCAGATAGTGAATAGCAGCCTGCTGCCGTCCCTCAATGAAGCCCACCATCTCAGCAGTTTCCTGCTCCTGCTTGCGAAACTTCTGCTCCTGCTGCACGTATCGCCTAGACTGGTCACGGGCCTGCTCAGGCATATATCCGGCTTCTTGTAGCTTCTGCTCATATGCCCGTGCCTGCTTGCCCACACTCTGCTGCCACTGCTGCTGCATATCATATGCACGCCTCTGGTGGAGTTCATTGATAGCCTGTTGGTCCACAGGCGGAG